AACTCTTTCCTCCTACTGTTCTTTTACTTTTAAGTCAACAACAAGGGTGGCGCCTTCGGACCAGCCCATACTGCCCAGTGTAGCTTTCTGCACATACAACGTTCCGATCTTAGGCGCGCTCAGTTCATTTTCCAGAACCTCATTAAATTTGATTGTGTTTTTAGTTGCTTTTTCCATTTTAAATTCTACTTTCATTATCCGTTTCTCCTTTTTTAATTAACCCTCATAAATCTTTTCATGATTAATTCAGCCCAGTTATATCCACTGATGTGTTTCTCACAAACGCCGCTGTCTTTTACAAGAATCCCTTTACGGTCGCAAAGACCATTATCGTTTTCAATGCAAGTTTTGCATGTTTTATCTGCCATTTTCCTCACCCCAATCTAATTTCTGTCCGCACTTATTACAATAAAAATCTGATTTATAAAGTCCCTCTCTATTACAAACTGGGCAATTTCCCTTTGTCGTATAGTATCTGCCGGAAAAATCAAAAATAGATTTTATATTATTTGGTTTCACCGGAATCTGTTTTTCTAATGCCTTTGCCCCAAAATCACACGCCCGTGATTCTTTTAAATATTCCTTTTGCCATTCTTCTTTGATTTCTGAATCTCCCAAGAAGCATAAATGCCGGTCTCTCAGATCGGATAATATATCTTTTGCTTCTTCTGGTTTCATATTAATCCCCCCTATAAATACTTAATGATCTATCAATGTAATATGGTTTTCCGCCGACAAATCGTGTTTTCAGTTCACCATTTTCAAGAGATATGATGAGTGCGCAATTATTTAATACTGCGACAATTTCGTCCCCATCTTCAAGTTTTGCGTCATCTCCGTATTCCTGCTTGAACTGTTCCATTGCCAAGTTAATTATTTCAACTAATTCTTCCATGATTAATCCTCCTAATGCACTACTTCCTAAAGGAATCAAAATCAATAAACAGTTTTTTCTTTTTACCACATTTCTTGCATACCAGAAGAGTTTCTCCATCATTTACCCAATGCCACTCAATTTCATATACATGTGGTTTACAAAGACATTTAATCTTACAGCCATTCTTGCGCCACTTGCTGAATTTGTCGATTATCTCGCAGGCTACTACGTAAATCATAAGACCAACTGTGAATATACCTATTGCCATAAAAATCGTTTTTGCTAACTCAACCATTCTTCATCTCCTGTAATAACTCTGGATTGTCGAAGGTGCTGCCAACCACCTCAAAATGTTTTGTATCAAACTCATCGAGATACTGTCTATCTATGCTATTAGTTTCATGCATTACCCATCCGGCAGTGCCCCATTCAATGGTTTCGTATGTCATATCTTCTGGATAAGATTCGTCCAAGTGCGCCATTAGGACGTCATTTTCCCAGATTCTCTTCCCTTTCTTGTCACAAAATCCAGTGAACTGACAAAGGGTTTTTGGATCAACTTCAAACCACCTAATTACAGGAGTACAAAAAACCTCAAATATATCAATGCCAATGGATACATCAATGCCAATGAATGTCTTGCCCCTGCATTCCGTGTAGTATCCCTCGACCCATCCGGCATTATCAACTCTCTTTGCCTTAAAAAGAATTTCTCTCATATAGTATAGTTCTCCCGTGTTCTCGAAAGTAGTTCAAATCTTTTTTTCTGCTTCACATTTGGATACTTCTTTCTGTCCACGTCACTCGTAAACATACTTAACGGTCTGCAGTATGTTACAATTGGGTCCGCAAAACATTTATAGATCACCATGATTTCATCAGATTCTGTATGCACTGCAAGATCAGTAACAATGTAGATTCTTCCTTTGAAATGCCTGTATCTTCTTCCTGCCATGCTATCTCTTAATTCTTCTAAAATTTCACCTGATACTTTATTCATTCAACTCCACCACTTTTTATAATTTCGATTGCTCTATCAATTGTATTTGCAATGTTTTTATAAGCACAATCTTTATCGGCATCTCCCGTATTTGCAATTGTTAAGAAGTATTTCATTTTTAATTGTTTTAACTGCTCAACAACCTTGTCCACATCAAAAGCTGTCGGCTGTACATCTACAATTCCCAGTAATGTATATTGTAATTTGCAAGGACACTCTCCATCCTCAAATATTTTCCTCAACCTGTCCGCATCAATCAGTCTCACGATTCCACCTCACCTGTACATGTCTACAAACTCTTTCAGTGACTTCTCCTCGCGCGCATCCGGATAGTCATATAAGGTGCAGCAGTCCACATCTTTACCATGCACTCGATAGTAGACTTGATACTCCAGAGGAGCACCCGCATAGCGTTCGCATTCAACTGAAAAACCGGTTCCCTGTTTCCAGGGAACCATCACCTTTGTGTAGCTGCTATCCTCTGATTCGCTCAAAGACTGCAGTGCGTCCTTAATCCTCGTCAATATCTGTTTTGCCATTTTTATTCACCATCCTCTCAAGTAATTCATCATACATTTCCTTGTAAACCTGACTCTTTGCTTCTTCATATTCTGGATGGATACCCAAACCACGGCTTATCAGAAGACTGATTTTTGCCATCTTTTTATCTGATACCTTTGTCACTTCTTCTGTGAGTCGTGTTCTCTCAGAAAATGTGACTTTCCCACAATTGCAGTACATAACGTCATTTGGGAATTTTGAATTGCGAATCGTCACACACTCTGGTGTAGGTTCTTTCGATAACAGAATAATATTTACAATGTTATCCGCGCCGCGCGCATCTGATGATATTGCCAGTGCAAAAACATCAGATGCACATTCAGACTTTGGCTCAAACTTATAAACATATCCCCTTTTAATAACTAATGACTCTTTTACCATTGTGCTTTTTGCCTCCTCAGTTAAGTGTTTTAAAACCTTTTCAATATACGTGGATTCGACCTTTACACCTTTGTCCCCTAATTTATTCCGAATGTACGTAACATCAAAATCATACAAGCCCCGGATTCCTGCTCGTTGTTTTTCGTCGTGTCGTTTTTTAATTGCATCTACAGTAGATGCGAACACTGACAATCCGCATTCCATACAGTTTGCTGTATCAGCTTCGGATCCCATCTGTCTGCAAGCTCTGCCACAATACCCGCAGATACAGGGGATACCGACCGGATTATTCACTTTGCAAAAATCCTCATACATTTGTTGCTTTTCCTTGGTTATAACTGGAAATATGCTCATTTTTTTCTCTCCTTCATTTGACTTCTTTATAAGCATAGTGGGTTAATGGGATCAAAACCCCATTTATGACTGCTACCTGTGATCTGTATAGACCATTCAAATTACACGACGGACACGAAACTTCATAGTTACCGCCTTTATATTGAATAGTCGTGCCCCTAAAAATTCCTGTATGGAACATAATCACACCTCCTATGGCATCCCACGAATATTCTCTATCACCTGAGAACATCCCCTCTGCATGATCGTCTACCCATGCTCTTATCCGTGAAAGCTTTTTACCCCTTGCCATTACCATACCTCCTACATTACTGACTCTTTATAGCACACCGTGCATAAAACCGGCGACGGCTTGAACACTTTCATAATGATCGAGAGCACTTTGTCCCAACTGCCGCCAGCAATACCACAACCGATGCGTCCTGGAAGCACCACAGTCAGTTTGTGCTCCCTTGCAAATATTTCTACCGTTCGCAGCGCCTTTTCAAGCGCATCATAGTCCGTGAATGTTGTATTAGATTTGCTCAAAAACTCACTCTGACTGAATAGGTTAGCCACGTATCTTCCATCACGTACCTGAATGAACTGTACTAACCCCAAAGCACCGGAACCATACATATCGCAAAAGGTCTGATACTCTTCATACTGCTCCTGTGTCAGCAGTTTGGTTTTGATAGCCAGTGCAACTCCCGCACCCATAACTCCCACATAGTTTGTCTGGTGACAGATAACATCTGATCTGTTCTCCAGTAAGTCCCCTATCACTTCTCTTACCATTTACCTTATCCTCCTGTTTCCATTTACCTTATCCTCCTGTTTCCTGCATTCCACACCGCGTACAAGCTCTCTGGTGTTTCAATGCCCGCATTAAGATCGTTTACATACTTCTGAGCCAGCCACTTTTTACAGAATCCGTAATGCTGCCCCGGCAGAGGCGGGATAGCTCTCTGCCGATCACAGATTAAATAACACCCTATTGTGTTCTGGCTCAGATAAAATCTTTCAGTACTCATGCACACACCTCTCGATAATCCATGCCCCATTCCACACCATGCTCATCAAGATATGTACATCCGTAAGCCTCGCAGAGTTCCTCCGCTGCTTTGTCAGATTCGCACTCAACAAAATGCTGAGTCACTGCACCTCTGTAAAGATAAACTTCCCACATAATTACGCCTCCTTTTTGACATTCTCTCTAACATAACAAATTTTAGACTTGTTTTTTCGGTATACTATAATGCCACCGAGTTCACCTTTAAGGATCTGATACTCACTTAAAGTTTCCATCTTAGTAGCATCATCCGCGTACACCTCTCCCGGTCTACAGTTTTTATAGATTGCTCCAAGTGTACAGCTTCGACTTTTACAAGCCGACAATACTTTTCTGTAAATCTCTTTCAGAGAATCACCTGTAAGGTACTCAGTAACATCCAGAGATCCTGATTCATCCTCTTTCATTTCGTAAGAATAAATCTTTGCCGCCCAACTCATGCTCGGAGTTTTCTTTCTGTTGATCTTAAACAGGTACTCTTCGCCATCCTCCGTATAGATTCCAAAGCACTTGTCTGTCCTGCTAAAACTATATTCAATTCCGTAGAATTGACGCATAGCGAGCTGATAGACTTCCCATTGTGCCTGGCACCAGTTCGCAGCTCTTCTTGCGTGCTGGTACTCTCGGCCTGATACATTAAATGCAAATTTGCCGAGTTCCGTTATCCAGTGATCCCAAGCAGTGATGCACTCCTGCATCTTTGATCCGAACTCTGTTTTCAGGAAACCGCTTTCCCTTAATTCCTTGTTTGTCATATGTTTGTCCTCTTTTCTTTAAGTCAAATATTTTTAACTGTTACATGAATTATAGTCAATAATATTTTACTTGTCAATAGATTTAGTCAATTTTATTTAACTTCGCAAAATGTATCAAACTTCTCACGCGCGTATAGACCTGTACGAATTAGAGAGAATAGAGAGTACTATAATCCCCTAATCCATCTGTTGTATAAGTCTATTAGAAAATAATGTTACAATGTTACAAACCCTTACAAAGCCAGTAAAATCAAGCGTTTCCGACGTAACAAAAAATGTAACATCGGTGTTACTTTGTTACACTCGTTTGTAACATTGTAACGTTTAAAAATGCTAATGTTACGCGATTGTTACGCTTTTTGTTACATTTTATGTAAACTAAAAAAGCTCCTGAGGATTACCCTCAGGAGCCTGTTTCTACTTATATTATTGTTTCTTAATATCCTTAGTGTCTACAAATCCTAAATACTTCTTATTGATTCTGACAAAATACCACTTGTGACCGGTTTCATCTTTCTGAGTATAGTTCATTACTTCTACGCTCTTGCCTTTACCAAGATATGGTATTTTCTTAATGGTAGGGTATTCGCTACCCGCCCAGGTGCGCACTGCTGTCTTTGCAGTTGCTTTCGCATCGAATAGCTTTTCGTCCATATTCTGTTTGTTCTTAATTGTGTTAGGCTTGGATGTAGCTGTACCATCTTTTGTGAGGTATGTAGTATAGATCCAACCGATTCCGATGCCAGCAACCTTAACATGCGTCCACTTTCCAGATGTTTTTCCGTCCACCTCAACGCGATCGCCTGTGTTGATCTGCCCTAAGATATAACCGTTTGGTGTCTCACGTACGTAGAGTTCATCCACGTTCGCTGTCGCGGTTCCTGTAGCTTTCCAGCTCTGTGTAGCAGACACCCCCGCACCATCCCAGTCAATCCATACGTATCCGTCGATGTTCGGATCATTAATAGCGTAAGATTTATTCCTCACAGCTCCGCCATTTGCCACTACGCCTGGCGCACTGGAAGTATTACCTTCATTGGTATTGACGCGCTGAGATGTGAAAGACTCCACGGATCCGACGTGTGAGCCATTACGGAAGATAACCAATGCGCCCTCTTTCGGTGTGAGATGCCATGTACCCGCCTGTTTTGCGTGGGTAGTAATGGACTGGCAGTTGTAGAACCCGCCACCCATGATCTGTAAGGCTTTCTTGATGCCTTTCACCTGTACAAGTTTCCAGAACTGATATTCCGCACACCAAGGCTGTCCCTGACAACCGGGCTGACCCCAGTTGTTTACATCTCTGGCAAACTTAGTGAAGTTGTTATCGCCCGCGTTTTTGGTAAAATCATCAAGATATGCTTCTGTCCTTTTCTCCAGATACGGTTTTGTGCCACCGTTATTTGCATAATAATTTCCGAGATCCTTAAACTTCTGCAAATCTGTTTTCGCCACTGTCATTTCCTCCTTTTTAGCTTTCGCGGTCTTTTCACTTACCGCATATTTACGGATCATGCTGATAACTGCTTTTTGTCGGTCAACATAATCGCCTACTTGTGTTTCGCATGAATGATCTGCCGGATCTAAGCATAAGGTGCTGTAAATCTTGTCTGCAGTATAGGGTTTGGAAGTCTTAGACAGGATTCTATCCAGTGCAGCACTGCCGCCCTGGTGTAAGATATTGATGCACTCCATCATGGCACCGTCCTGCATTGCCCCATATTTTTTCGCGATTGAAGTGCAGTATGCTACAATCTGGTCTTCCATATAGGTATCCTGACACTTCTTTCCGAGATCTGTAGTGATAATGCTGACAATGCATTTTGCTTTATCACTGCCCGGACGAACTGTGTAGCTCGCCCAGCTTTTCATAAGCAGATCCGCTTCCAGTCCCTGTGTATCCATCTTTTTGAATAACGCCGGGTTCATTCTCTGAATCCGGTACAGTAACTCTTTCGCTTCGTCTGCATACCACTGACCTGCACCAATGGTAATTGCTTTCTCATTTGAATTGTTGGCGCCAGCGCCGATAAAACAGGAATAATCTGCATTACCGTAAATCTGACCGCCACTTTCTACTGCATAGATTATGTTTCTGAGCACTGCGATATTTTGTTTATTCATAGCGTCACTCTTTCTGTTCCGGGTTCTGATGATTCTTGATCTGCATAATAGACTGAATTACTTTGTCGTAACCAAGCATAGAGCATAACCAAGACAGCAGAACTAAGGCGATTAAAATTACAGCCATCTTATCAGTGAATTGTGTTTCTGTAAGAATGATATAGCCAACGGATACCAGCACAGATAAAACTACAGATACCGCACCCGCTAAAAGGTTCGGTTTGTAGGTTTCGCCTGCTTCATCTGCCAGCTTTTTGATTCCTTCAGTAACCAGACCGGTTAAAATAGATACTGTTAACAGTAACATTAAAAATGTCTCAATACTCATCATCATTAGCCTTTTCCTCCTGTTTCATTTGGGTTTATTGGATTTCCTTCATAATCTTCGTTGTTATCAGAAGCAGCGTTTTTCCGCTGCTTCCGTTCATCTTCCTTTTGCCACTTTCTGTCCTGCTTTTTATCTTTGTTCGTGCGAATCCATCCACAGATACCGCATTCTCCAATTGTGGCTGCTACAACTGCGCAAGCGTAGCTTTCCGGCATACTTCCGCATTCCTGGTAGAGTAATATCATCTGCCAGTTAAACCACACAAAAAAGGACCCGACCAGAATCAGAACAATATTCAGTGTTCCGATTTTGGAAATAGTCCTCTTCAGCCATTTTATCATTTAATCACTTCCTACTCTTCCTGTTCGTGTGCTGCCTGGTTGACATGTTTCTCGATCTTGTCAATTGCTTCTGTTACGGGTCCGTTGCACCCCTGTTCTTTCAGACCCTTTAAGCAAGCAAGAACACCATAGGTTAACAGACACTGTTCCTTTTTAAGCGCCTTAATCTCTACATCCTGATGATTCTGTTTTAAGTACCACCGATAGATTGCAAAGACCACAGAAAAAATTACAGTGATTGCGGTAATAACACTTGCCGCAGTTATGATCGTACTCTGGTCAATGTACATGTTATGATCCTCTCTTACCTCTCATTGTTCTGTGTAGCCATCTGCTCTTTTTCAGCAGCGTCCATTTTTTCTAATTCTGCTTCAATCAAATTGATTTTTTCCCGCCAAGCTTTTCGACTGTTCACCAGTTCTCCAAACTCTGCAAGAAAAGATTTGAATGTTGCAAGAATCTCAAAAATGCTCGTGCATCCTGCAAGATTCTCAATCAGCTTTATGAGCTGATAGTCTGAATCCTGCAATAAAGATTTGAGTGCTACAATCTCTCCATTAAGCTGTTCTCTGTTCATATTTACCCCTCCGTTTCTTATCTTTTTTATATCTCCATGGCCTTACATGGTACAGTGAATAAAAAAGCTTATCCATATTCTTAACAGACCGGAATGCATCCTTTTTCAGGATGGCACCTCGCCATGACATATATTGCTGGCAGATCTGCTGTAATGTCATAATTTCAGAATCGTAAAACTTCTTTAGCTTCTTCAGCTTTCTACGTTCTCTGACTATGGCATTGTGGTCTGGCTTCATAATCACCTTCCCTGTTTCGGTCAAGAAATATTTGGTTTTTAAATACGTAAATCCTCTGCTGATTTTTATGATCTGCGTCTTTTTCTGGTTCGGAATAATACCGAGCGCATCATACAAGCTAAAAAGTTGCTGTTTATATTCCAGCAACTTCTCTTTGCTTTTCAGCATGATATAAGAATCATCATTATATCTAGCATAAAATCTAAGTCCCCATTTATCTTTTATATGATGATCTATAGAACTTGGATACGATATTGCATATATCTGACTGTCTTCTGGTCCGATATACAGTCCTTTTCCTTTCTCACTGTCCGTTTCCATATCTGAAGCAGAAATAAACTGCTTTACAAGGGCATTTAGTTGCGGGTCTAAGATATATCGGTCTATAACATTCTCCATCAGAGGCTTGTGTAAAATGTGGTCAAAATAGCCTTTAAAATCAATAGTCAGAATGTAACCTTCATTACTGCCAGTTTCCCTGAAATACTGGTGTAAATGTACCGCGCATCTCATCACTGAGAACGATACACCTTTGCCTTTCAGACTTGCTCCATTATCGTATATCAACCCACTGGAAAGAATAGGTACAATAGCATTGATGCAACAGGAACGACGGATCACGCGCTCCGCATAGTGTAGGCTATGTACGTGCCTTCTTTTACCCCGTTCAATGATCCAGAATATAAAGAAACCGGAACATTTGAATTTGCCAGTGTATAAATCTCTGGATTGGATTACAGCGTATTTAATAAAGTGCGCATTGTATCTGGCTACTGAAGCCTTCCACATAACGCCTTTTCGTGAATCAAAATGTGCTCTCATAAGAGCTGGAACCGAGGCTACGTTGTTGAAGTTGTCATACTGATCGAGGTGTTTGCGTCTTTTCGCCTCTCTTGCAGCTTTTCTTCGTTGGTACCTGGCTTCATGACGTTCAGTACTATTCAAATTAGTAAGTCCTCTTTTGTTTTTATAAAGATGCCTCGCGGAGTGTTATTGTAGGGGCGCGTTGTGTTCTCCTTTGCGGTACTGGTCATGTAATCAGGTACTTAGCTGGATTCCAAGCAGCCTATATTATCGCCATCCCTGACCATGCAAGAAGCGTCCGGCCAACCGCGTCAAGGCACATATTTACCTGCTTTACTGCAGGACGGTTATATTCTCCTTCCATAGAAATACTCTTAAAAGGGTACTTGTTTTCTGCTCCGAAGAGCCTACTCTATACTGGACCCTACTGTAGTGACATGGAATCAGATTTCTTTCTTGGAATCAGACGGGCAGCCCCACCCAGGTGTTGGAAGCAATGTTGTTGTTGGCATTACCGTTGTTGTTGACATTACAGAAGTTGCTGGTGTTGCCAGCGTTAGCAGAGATCAGCCACCAGTTGTTGCGGCCACTATGCAGAATATAACCACTATATTTTATTTTCTTTTTACAAGTTTCGATTTATATTTGCAGCCTTTTAACAGACGTTCTTCATATTCCAGAAGAACTCCTATTTCAGCAACATGTTTCTCAATACGTAATCGGTTCTGGTATCCCGGACTGCCCGGCTCACTGTGTAGCATGTCCCACCACACGTCCTGCACAGCTCCCTGAAGTCGTTCAAAGATTTTATCGGTTAATTCGATAGCATCCTGAAAACCTTGCTTTCTGGCGTTCAGTAACTCTGGAGAATATGCAACAATTCTGTTTGCATCTATGATTGTGTCAATCATCTCCTGTACCTTATTAACGATCGGATATGCATAAATGGATCGCCAGCGTTTTGGTATGTTCTTTTCGCTCATAAGAAAGTGTGACATCTCGTGTCGTATTTTTATGGCATTTTGGTAGAACTCCATTTCTGAGATACCACGAAACCTTTCAAGTACGTTACTCATATTTCATTTACCTCTTACCGGGGGCACAAGGCCCCCGGATTTCTAAAAGATTTATGAGATACGGAAGCAGACGGGCAGCCCCACCCAGGTGCCGGAAGCAATGGCGGTGGCGGCACTACCGCCGTTGGAGACACCACAGAAGCTGCCGGTGGTGCCAGCGCAAGCAGAGATCAGCCACCAGGCGCGGCCACCTCCGTCACCCAGTCCTTTTACACGCCTCATATTGCAATTGAATATTGGATACTGGACAAATCCGCCTTTATCTAGTGCGTTGTTGGCCCACACGCCACATCCGTACACTTCTACCTCGGACGGGATCCAGAGTTTACCCATATCCTGCCAGCCCCAGGAATTATTATTCGATAACACCCCGGATGCTGAATATCGCTGAGGAAGTAATGCACGTTTGGTCACAATTACAGATTTTAAGGCTTCCGGAAGTTTCGACCAGATACCGTCTTTTGTATAATCTACCAGTTTTACCGGTGATGTTTTGCTTGTACCGCCTGCCACATGACCCTTTAAACTGTTCGCATACAAATACAGGTCTGAAGCCAACCACGGGTATTCGGAACCAGTTCCGGTTACTACAATATTGTTTGTGCCTGCTGCCGGTGCAGCAGTAAATGTAATTGTATGTGTGTCTGCATCATAGGTGTATGCCGTTGTAGCAGTGCCCCCGATTGTCACGCTTGCGACAGCTGCCATTTCGTTTGTCAGTACAAAAGCTGTTTTCGTGCCGTCACCGGACAGGTTCTCAGTTGGGATGATACCGTTGTTGTAATTAACCGGGTTCATTACATGCAGTGTCGGCCACAGGTCTTTACTGATAAAGTCAATATGGTTTGGCACTTCACGGTCACCATATCTCCTGTAGGTGTTGATACCAGCAACACGTGACTCAATCCATTTGTTATCTGTGGTCTGCCAGCGGATATAATCATTTACATGAATACCCGCAAAGTTCCCTGCCTTGATTCTGGCTTTGATCCACTGCCAGATGTCAGAATACTTTTTAATTTCTTCTGCGAACTTAACAGCGAGGTTCATGCCCTCATAATAACGGTCACCATCGGTACTGTGAAAATAATACGCGGTACCATTCAAATCTTTGCTATCCAAAAAATTCATTTCATGTCTCCTTAGTATTTAATCTTCAGTGTGGTCTGTTCTACACTGATTGAAATAGGATTCATACCGGAATCTGTAAGGTTCCCGGATGCATCCAGGGATGCAAGGTTTCCTGCTTTTGCCGGTTTTACTTTACCTGCTTTCTTTGCCAGTTCGTCACCGGTCTTTTTTGCATCTGCAGCAGATCCGCTTTTCGTGAGAGTATTGTCCACGGATGTTTTCATATCCGGGACATACATCTTTCCGTCTGTACTGATTGCCGCTTCAACAGATTCTGTAGACTTCGCTTTTGCCTTAATGCCCCCTAAGGTATTCGCTGTCGCCTGTGGAACAGCAGTCAGGTATGAACCCTTCGGCTGGTATGCTTTGTCCGCATCCGCTTTTTTCACATACAAGCTGATATCAATATCAGGTCCCAGAGGAATCCACTGGTATGTGCCATCTAGTTTTCCCCACGCATATTCGGTTCCGCTGACCTCAGTGCCAGAGCTGCCAAGATATTTGACTGTGTAGCACTCGCCCTCCTCTGGATTCTTCGGCAGATCTGCATAGTAATTCACCGCCCCTATCCATTTCAGCCCACCGGTAGGGACTTTACCGAAGACTTTATCTGCATAGGCTTTCGCCTTTTTTACTGCAAGATTATAAAATAAAAGAATGATCTGTATAAAATCAAACATATAATCCCCCCTACTGCGCGATAAACACGCCAGATTCATCTGCAATGAACATTTTATCAGATACATCGGCTACCACATAAATGACCGAAAATGGGGCAAATACGTCCTTGGGAAGCAAGCCTGTTACATCCTTTCCAGTGGTCGGTAACTCTACCGGTACCGTATCGGTTATGATAAATGCCTGTACAATTCTTTTATCTTCTGTCTCCTGTAATACCTTTACATTTACTGCATACATAAAGATTCTCCTTTCTTTGTGTGTAAAATAGGTATAATAAAAGAGCCTGCTACGGCTCTGCTCGAATGTTCATCATGTTTATCCTCCTGATACATAACTATTTGTCTGTCCACCATTTATCCGGATTATTATACATGTCAAGCAACCATCTTTTCATAGCACCAACACTGTTAAAAAGTCTGGATGGGTAATAATAATATTTACCTTCTGGTTCATCACTGCCCGCTATTTTAGGAGAAGTTACATCAAACACCCCTGCCTGTTTGTCACTATCCTTAAACCAAAACGGTTTCTCTTCAAATGCTCCGCCCCATGAGTAAAACGGTACGTTTTCTGGATTGGTATTATAAAGGCTGTATTTTTTTAAGGTGTCATCCCAGTTTGCAGAATCAGAATACGCAAATTCCGTATCGCCAGTATCCGTTGTAAGCCTCCATGTTGGAACCATTGATGTATCACCATTGTAATATCTCCCTTCCATCTTGGAATTGTCCACAGCCGCCGCTGTAACCATATATATTCCATTTACCACCCGCACACAAAATCCATATGCTAAATTGACATATTGAACTCCATATTTAGCTTGTACTGAGAAGCAAACTTCTGCTCTCTTGTACGGTGCAGGGTTTTTAAACCGTGCATACAGATCATAGTCAAACCACCATGGATCTTCTTCAACTACATCCTCTTTCTTTCTCCACAAAAGTGTGTCACCGCCCCATATTTCCTGTATCTCTTTTCCACCAGAATAAAAACCATCTATTTCTCTTCCACCGGAAAAAGCTTTATATTCTATTGCCATTTAACTCTCCTTGTATGTCATGAAAATAGTATCGCCCCTAGTACGAGCTGCTGCGGGAAGCTTATCATAATCGTCTTTTTTGATACGCTTCATACAACGTAATGCTGTCTTTTTTGTGGCGCCTCCAGAAGTGGAAACAGCAGCCGGGGTAAAATCGCTCGTACCATCCGAGAATCCATAGCTTACCACTGGCATTTCTGATCGGGTGCGGTTTACGGTCGCGGATATCTCAGGTGTATCTTTTCCAAGCTGTCGGCTGTTACTGTTAAAAGGTGCATTATTTGCACTGTAAGAATCAATCAACTGGCTGTTTCCAAGCTTCAAAGTCCTGCTCATGATGTAAGAATGTACATACCACTCTAATTCTGTCCCATCTTCCACCTGCTTTGTGTTGCGCAGCTCTATTGTCTGTCCGACTGTATTGAGCGGGTTTCCAATGACTTCCACTGTGTAGGCCTGCGCCCTGTAAAACTTTCGCAAATCCAGATTTACAAAAGTGCCATAGCAGATGTTGATAATCGGCTTTTCTCTGCTGATTCCACCATATTCGTCCGCGTTCCATACATAATCCATCCAGTCCTCATTCCCTACAAAGAAGCTGTTTCGGTTATAGAAGACATTGTTTTCATATGCTTCCTGTGCAGTTGGTTCGCCAGCCGTGAAACCGAAGGCTCTGTTAGGATCCGGATCAGTATAAATCGTATGCGGAAACCATATTCTCCCCTCTTTCGCCCAAAAGCTTTTGAACGTATCAAGATGGACCTCTGCATTATCATAATATTTGTAAATCTTCTTTCCTGAAATAGTCTCGCCTGTTTCCTGACTGTTTTGGCGAAGCTTTAGGTATTCAAACTTGCCGTCCCTGTTCATCCATCCAAAGCGGTCATTCTGAAGGCACAGGTCTTTTATAACATTAACCGCATTTATTTCATTCGCATTGTTTGTATATGGCACATAAGCATCATCCCAGTGCAGCTTTGTAGATATTTGTTCAATGCCTAAGAATTTAAACAACATATCGCGGAACTGTTTCTGTGTAAGTTTTTTCTTCTTATCGGCAATCTGGCTCTTGTACCATCTTGCAATATCTGTGTTTCTGAGATCATACAGATAGTCGTAGGCTACAATCTTCCTTGTCGAATAGATAGAAGTCCTCTCTGCACTTGCAATCCTGCCTGTGAATACCTTGATCTGTGTTTTATTGCATTCCAGATACACCTCAATTCTGCCGGACGGGTATGAGTCTTCATCTGTCCCCCAGAACTGTTTGTGTCCTGTTTCAAATGACACTTGGTTGGAGATGCAACCGCCGAATATAAAATACTGCTCAGAACAGATGGACTCCTGAAGAACAAAAGTATTCGCTTTTATACCGCCATTTTCATGAGTCAGATCCTCAAACTCTCCATCTATCCAGTGTACTGTCACGTAGACTGGCTCTGTATTTTCCTCAGTTTCTCCTATATTGCTGTCAAATGGATTTTTGCCATCGTTTGTTACTTTAATTTGAAAGCTGTCGGAACCAACAAATCTGGTAATGCCGTCAGAAGTCATGTTATAAAATACTGTTATGGTCTTCGACCCTGCTTTTGAACTGTCAAAACCAGATATTGTATAGTCTGTAATTTCTTTTTCACTTCCATCATTCCTTACTTCCACAACAGTTAGCCCTGATGGGTCGAATGTTTCTCCAATTTTATAATAAATCTTGTTTGGATAATGCGAAATTCGGATTCCTTTCAATTCATACACTGTTACTTTGAATGTGGCTGTATAATTTTTATGCGTTACGGAAATTTCTTTCTCGCCAGCAGAAGAACTATCAAGTTTTGATACACTATAATCTGTCAGCTTCCTTGATGTTCCGTCTGTGTATTTGGATATCACTTCAAGACCGGACGCATCGAGACTGTCGTTTGTGTAATATTCTGTCTTTATCGGCGTTTTAGAGACTTCTATCCCAGATACACCAATTACCATGATTGTAAATGTAGTCGTAAACTTATTATAAGTTACTGTTATTGTCTTCTCTCCACCAGATGACATATCTGGACTTGAAAGAGAATAGCCCGCAATTTCTTCTTTAATCCCATCCGTGTATACCTGAGATACAATTATTCCACTGGATAAAAATTCGTCATCTTCATAGTATCTCGTTTTTGTCGGAAGACTTGTTACTTCGATTTTGGCTACATCTACAACCATAATGTCGAATGTGGTCGTGAAACTCTCAAATGTCACCGTTATACTTTTGCTACCGTACGATGTCATATCTGGGGATGACAAGGTATATTTTTTGATTACTCCTGAACTACCATCATCATAGACAACATTAACGATAAGCCCAGAAGACTTAAACGTTTCATTAATCATATACCTAGTTTTATCGGGCAACTGTGCTACTTTGATTCCGACAAGTGTTGCAAGACTATATGGCCTATAAGAAATATTCCAATCAAGTCCAGATTCGTCCTGGTGTATGAATGACACCTGTACTGGGCTTTCCGGCGTAGCTCCATTCAAGGACAAATTTGTAGTCTTGCCATTGCTAGTCAAGCTGGATATTCCGGCATAGATGCTTGTATCTATAGGAGACTGAATTACGTTCAGGTACATATCACCATTGTCAAATAAGAATAATTCATATTTTATCTGACTTTCGTGCGCTTCAGAGGCTGCAAAATATGTATATCCTTCTACTCGGATTTTAAGAAGTTTTATACCTCCGTCTAATTCAGTTTCCATCCTGTAAATATTATGCGTAGCTCCATCGCGGTTACAAATTTTCAATTGCTCTGAAGATACCCCAAATCCAATCCAGTTGTTTCCATTAACATAGAGTTTATCTGTGATTACATTGTTGAATCTAAACCAGCTAACGCCATCCAGTATGTCTGTTCCTTCATCCCGTCCGGAATTCTCTATTAGTTGCATCCCGGTTAAAGTATTAACGACCTCAGAAAGTTTATACGTTGTTACATCAACGTTGAACGTATCACTTTTATCTCCTATAAATACCGTTACAGTTTTTGTCCCGGTCGAACTGAAATCATAGCTTAATTCATATAAATCTGTTTCCTGTACAGTTCCATCTTCAAGAGTCATCTGTACAGTTAAATCTGCTTTGGAGATCGTTTCTCCGACATGATAAGTTTTTGATGGATAGTTGATTATTTCAATCTTTAAAATATTATTAATTGCTTCAAATGGGATATTGTTGCTATTTGCATAAGTCTCTGCTGTTGAACCAATATATCCGCGAATTGTCTTTACATAAATCGAGTATTCGCCAATCAGAACAGTTCTGCTCAGAATGGTTAATACTGCGTTTTTATTGTCGATTATGGTTCCTGTTATTTCTTTCAATGACGATGGCAATGTTAATTCTGTCAATCCGCTACAGTTATAGAAGCATCCATCTTGCAATGTTTCCAGTCCCTCTGGAAGTAATAATGTTGTAATTAGTGAGCAGCCGGAAAAGCAGCTTTGTCCTATTGTCTTTAATGTAGATGGAAGTGACACTTCTGTAACATTTGACATGCCATAAAAGCAAGCTCCAATTAAGCCAGTAATACCTTCTTGGACTACGATTTTTTTGACTTGACTAGAGTGATCTCCTTTTCCGTCAAAAATTCCACCGCCAAAATAACTTGGGGTGTCTATATCTTTTGTATCGCCCGTTCCCGAAACCGTTAATAGACCAGTAATCAGGTTAAGCGAAGCTATGGCATCTGTTTCTACATTTGCCCCAATATTTGCAGTAACCGTATCGGATACGTGTACTGTGTATGTGGTGCTTACTCCTCTTACAGTCGCTGTGATAACCTGTTCTCCGGCAATCGTGTTATCAAATCCAGAATATATTAATTCATAAACACTCTCTTCTTCTCCATCATCGTATGTAATAATGCCGTTAGCACTTTCAAAATCATCACCTATATAGTATTCGGTCTTGGCACCATCAATGGTTAACGTAGCGGTAGCTGCGACATATATACTTTTTGTTGTGGCTGCTCCTTTATATGAAATCGTCAGTTCCTTTGTGCCGGGAGTAGCGCTGTCAAATCCAGAAACATCAAATCCAGAAGTCAATGTTTCATTCTTTCCACTATCCCATACTGCCGTTACGGAATATATCTCTAGTGTTTCATTTAGAAGATAATGATCGCGAAGATTGAACTTTGTAAGTTCTAAGACTGTATCCTCTTTTACAGTGATTTCAACAGGCACGCTATAAGTTTTATATGATAATTTTACAGTTTTTGTTCCAACTGTAGATACATCAACATCGGGAAATGTAAAATTACTTACTGCATTCGTGTTTCCTGATGAGTCATAGGATTCTACCGACAATTCCGACCAATCTAATGCGTTTGGGACGTATACTGCTGCAGGGTTTGTCTTAATTCTTACCCCTGCTTCTTTTATCGGTGTGTATTTCGAGCGGATTACTTTTGGCTTTATTCCAGCATTGCTAATAAGTCTACTGATAGGATATTTTTTAAAATCGCTATGGTATTCTGCTAACACAATATCTGTGGTCTTTCCATTTGTGACTTCACAATCTCCAAATAGCGTATTGTATTCATTCTTCGCACTTTTAATTATATATACAAATATATTCCCGTCATCAAATAGAAAAACTTCGTATTCATATGCGTATTTGTCATAATAATGATTATATATTCCTTTTAACTTCAATTTCAGGAATTTAGCTCCTGTGTCAAGAACTCCTTCTTGCCTATATACGTCATTTATGTTGTTCGCCGCTTTAGCCCAGAACATCTTTAAGTGTTCCACATCTGCCCCGAATCCAATATATCCTTTACCGTTTATATAAAGTTTATTCACAGCATTTCCGGCGTAATGATACCAAGACGCTCCTTCTATTTCCAAAGTCTTTTCCTGCACAACATATTCATTGACTTTAGTCATCCCATCCGCTTTATTTAGTAATGATTCAAACGTGTATGTTGCCATATCTGTCCTCCCATATATAAAATAAAGAGCACATGAGCTGTGACACCCATGCACTCTGGTTTAATACTCTATCAGTGCGATTCTAATCGATTTGTAATATATCGTCTTCCGCTTTTCATCCACTTCATCTACTTCAAAGGTAATGTCAGGAATATACACAGTGGCCTGTTTATAGGCATTTTCTTCTTCGTTCCAGTATGTAACTGTTCCTTTTCTCTGCTTCTTATCTGTAATGGCAGAATTTATAATGCCCTGAATTTCCTGCTTCTCACTTAACGTGATACCTTCCACTGTCTTAAATTCAATCTTTGTTCGGTAATGCGATGCTGTATCCCTGTATAGTTTCCCATTCGTGTCCTGCCAGGCATTTGATTCCTGTCTCTGATTAGGGGTGCTACTATACCCACCTTTAATGATATATTCCATTGGCAGTTTCTGTGACCCGAATTTTAAAAACCACCCCTGAAATGCCCCTGAACTAACTGCCGCTTTCTGTAATCCGGATATATGCCCTCACCTCCTATACTGACGACGGGAATAATCCCGAACCACCACGATTTAGATCCTGTTCATTCTGTGCCTGCATCCATCTGATAAATTCACGACCGTCGATGTTTAAGATGATGTATTTAGAATCATCATTCCCGAAGCCGTTATCATCATTTTTCATTCTCAACAACACCTTCTCAACTGCATTTTCAATATCAGAGGCCCTGCTGTTCTTATCCGCGCTGTAATCTCTGACTGTATTTGGTGGGATAACTTTTCCCTGAGCCATAAGTGGCACCTGATTAAGGTATGCTGCTGATGTTACCGGACTGTATGATACAGGAATGTCCAGTTTTGGCACATCAAACTTTGTAGATCCAATACGACTTGCAAAGTTATTGAACATGCTTAAAATCTTATCAGCTCCAGCCTGCATTTTGTTGAACATACCCGCCATATAATAGCCACCGATTTCGCCTGCTACCTGTGATGGAGAATGTATTTTCCATGCAGATCTGAAAATGTTAGAGATGTTATTAGCAATGATTTTGGCATTGTTATACATAACTTGCGCACCTGCCACTATACCATTGTTCATGCCGATCAGGAAGTTATACCCAACTGTATAAAGGCTTCCAATGCTGTTCACGATTCTTGCCCTGAAGTTTCCAAACCATGAGAACGTTGAAGCAAACGCGTTATTAAGATTGTTTGAAAATCCCTGTCCACAGTATATAGCAAGCCGCGCAAACCATCTTGACGGTGAATGAGAGTCTACGGCTTTCTGCGCCGGTTCCTTAACGGATTTCTCCATCATGCCAGTGACAGAATCGCTCACGCTGTCTGAAACCTCATCAATACCTTTCTGGAATCCTGCACCGGTATTCTTTCCCAGTTCTTCACCTGTGGTCTTTGCCTGCTCCTGAGCTACTGTCGTATCAACGCCTTTCAATGCTTCTTCATAAGCGGATTTCAGTTGCCTGTTTCCGATCAGCGCGCTGGTATACCCCTCAACGAAATAGTTTCCCATTTCGCCGCCAATCTGGTTCTGTTCCGGCAGACACTCATTGATTCCCGCTTTCAGCCCCTCGTCCAGTGTAGCTTTCGTCTTCTCCTTCAGTGTCCCGGTGGAATCCTCGATTGCCTGACCATACTGAACCATCTGACCACTGGCAAGCGTATAGAATCCATTCTCATCCGGCTCAAGACCATCACAGATTTCTGCGTAGATTGCAAGGGCTTTCTCTCCCAAGATCTGTTTTCCGTTCTCCCAGATGCCGCCCATCTCGTCGATAGCATTTGCAGATTTTACAACCATGTCTGCAAATTCAACTTTTGAAATTGTACCCCTAAGAGATTCCAATTTATCAATAAGTGGGCTGGTATCTACTCCGGTAATTGCTGTTGCAAAAGATTTCGTTTTTCCCGTTGCATCATCTATAGCACCCGTAGAATTTGCCATCACATTGTACAATTCTGATAAGTCTGTGTTTGTGTTTGAAATGGACATCGCCAGATCATCAGAATATACTCCTGCATCCACTAAAGCGTCTCTCAATGCACTGATCGTGCCTGCGGGTGTTGTATCGGAGGAAATTGTGCTGATACTTTTTTGCAAAGTATCCATTGCCGCACCTGAGACAATTCCCTTTTCTTTCAGATCATCGAGAACTAAGGCGAAATTTGCCAAAAGTTCCTGCGTGCTTTTCAGTTCATCATCTGAAGCTGTTGAATCTCCTGCCGCGGCTGCTCCTGCTGTCACTCCGATCCCAATCGCTGAAGCAAATGAAGCGAACACGCCTGCTGCTTTTAGGGCAGCTAACGCACCTGCTGCACCATTGGACGCCGCTGTTCCAAACAGCGTTTTAAATGCCGCTGTCAGGATTCCAACTATTTTTGCTGATCCAAACACAGCTACTAACCCATCTACAAATAAGCCTGCCGGTGTTTTTGCCAATCCCGCCATTAAACCACCTATAGCGTTAACTATTGTGATGGCTGCTGTCTTCAGGATTGTACCCCATGGAAGTTCTGATAAGAATGTGCCAATACCTTCTCCAAATTCTTTGAAGTTATCTACAGTCAGCGTGTCTGTAAGCATATCACATAATTTTGTGATAAACTCTCCCAGAGCTTCACCATTTGCCTTCCAATCTGTTTCCTTTAGGAACGTAGATATGCCGTTTCTTACATTATCTGCAAAACCAGTCCAGTCAAAAGTAGCTGTAAAGTTCTTCAGTGATGTAAAAATGCCATTTACCGATGTCGCCAGTGTATCGCCTATCTCTGTAAGGTCTATACGGCGAAATGCACCGTTTAAAACCTCTGCTATAGATATTCCTATACTCGCCCAGTTTAATTCGTGTACAGCACCGTTTAGCGTGTCCCAGAGTACCATTACACGATTGCCGAAGAACCGTCCGACCTCTTCCCATGAGGTCGTATCCATAAGACCGTTGATTGCCTCAGCAATGCTTTTTCCAAGATTTTTAAAATCTGTTTTCTCCATGAGTAAATTCATGGTACGGACAACGGTATTCAATCCCTCGCCCACAGTATTCCCAAGGTATGTCCAGTCGATTTCGTCAACCATGGAATTAAATATACCAGTGATCGCATCAACGCCCTTTTCAATCTTTTTACCTACATTGTCCCATCGGATTGCTTTATTTACTTTTTGCAGACCTTTATTGATTTCGCCCCCCAGCAGCTTACCAATGCCCTTCCAGTCCTGTTTTTTGATAAGACTCTTAATCCTGTCAGCAAAGCTCTTGATCTTACTTTTAATCGGGACTTCCTCAAACATATCTTTCGGCGTAAGTCCCTTTGCTGCTGTGTCACCTGTAGAGTCTGTTGTGTCCGCTGTATCGTGCTGAATCACATTTAACTCATCAAATGATGCAATACTCCCCTGTGCAGCTTTCTGTGCCTTTTTGAGGGCTTTAGCCTGCTTCTCAGCCGCCTTGGCTGCGCTATTGGTTGAACTGGATGTTTTGTTCAACGACTCTGCATAATCCTGCTGCACTGCTTTCGCTTTTGTAAAGCTCGTCTGTCCTGCCAATGCTGCAAAGAACATCCCCACCTGTGTAGCCGCATTCGAGCACATGTCTATAAACTGTGTCAAAATCGGAGATACCACAGTAAGAATAGGAGCAAATGCCGTAGCCAGCGCATTTTTTAATCGCGTCAGAGACGACATCATTGATGATATGCTTGCATTGGTAGACTCACTGTACTGCGCCAGGTTAGAGAACCCGGCTACAATCGCGCTTCGGAACTTATTTATCAGCACATAGGTACTTCTGATTCCCAGTCCGTAGCGCATCAGCATTTTAAGGGCTTTCGTCATGCTGTCTGAAGCTTTGTCCATCTTGCCCCCGAATCCTGCCATTTTCAGAATAGCGGACCCGAGATTTTTAACAGACTTGGCAGCAGAATCAGCGTAAGACTTTATTTTTTTTAAGCCTTTTGTAACACTTCCTATGGATTTGGCTGACTTCTGAAGTCTCTGTCCAAATCCAGACATCGTTTCAGAAAGACTTTTTGCACCTGTGTTGGAACCATCTGTAACAAGTGCTCTTTTGTATTCTCTTGCTTCCGATGTAAGCCTGGCAAGTTTCTGATAGGCTTTGTCATACTGTTCGTCTCCCAGTCCCTTACCCGCTTCAGAAAGCCGATTAAGCTCTAACTCTGCCTCTCTGATCTTACCTGCCAGTGTATCCATCCCAAAAGGATTCGCGTTTGGCGTTGGCGAATACAATTCCGACTTATAATCTTTTGCAGCCTTCTGAAGCTGATCCAGTTTTACCGCAGCCTTGTCGTAATCTTCATCCCCCCACCATTTGCCATCCTTTTCCATGGATTTCATAGAAGCCTTTGTTTCTTCAATAGCTTGCCTTAATTCATTGACATGATCCTGCGTGCTTGCAAGATTTCCGTCAACTGCGTCTGCAATTTCTTTAGAGTATCCAAGACTTCTAGCGTCTACAAGGGTATCTTTCTCAATGGGGCCGCCGTAATCAGAGTTTTTAGAGTCATCATTCCAGCGGGTGATCTTGATTTCTTGCTTTTGGTTTCCCAGTTTATCAAGTTCACCATTGAGATTTTCTACTTTTTCTGTCTGCTGATCTATCTGCTGACCGGAGGCGGCAAATGACTGAGATATTATTTTCCCAGTATTTTCGGCTATAGAACCTATCTGAGATACATTCTGAGCCATGTTCTGAGCAGATGCTTCCAGTTCTCTCTTACCTGCTATAAATCCGCTTGTATCCAACGCGGTTTCAATTCGGATACATCCGTCTGCCTGCTCTGCCATGTTACACCTCCCCGTCTAATATCCTGAGTAACCGTTCCTGTTCTTTTAACTCCGCATCTGTGTATTTCTCTTTCAAATCGCACAGAGCTTTGTTATCCTGATAAAATTTGTTTTCCCATTTTTCCAGATGTTCTCCGGATTTTTTCTTTTGCCGAATGCTTAAAACCTGTTTAAAAAGACTATCCCCTATCTCCATGTAAGCCCCCGTAAACGTCCACCAGTGTAGGTATGGAACCGAACGAATCTCTTTCCCCATTATTTTATTTACCGCGGGAATGATAACAGGGCCGTCCTGCTCCCAATCCATTGTAGAGGGCTTTTTCTTTTCCTCTTCTGGCATTCCTGCATCTATAAATGAAAGTGCCGCCTCGGCAGCTTTTTCTTTCTGACAAGGCGGCATATTTTCATAATCTTCATAGAGGATAGTGAAGCAAATCTCCCATTTTTCATAATCGTCGTAATTCGGATCACCGAAATATTTCAGAATGTCAAGAATCGCTCTGAAGTCTGAACGAATCTTATAGTCCGTTCCTGCGACATTTAATGAAGTGGGGAGTTCCCAGATGTTCATTTACGGTATTTTGCGGTAGCTTCGTTGATCTTACTCATACGCTGGTTTGTTGTCTGCTCAAACAGCCCAACAATGCCATCAAGAACCTTAACATAGTAAAGCTCTCCATCAGCCAGAGGCGTCAGGGGATTGCACTTCGCAAAGATTGCATCAGAGACTTTATAATTAAGCAAATAATCAAACTGCTCTTTGATCTTGTCGCTGAATGCAAAGACCTCATCCATATCAGGATCATCACTCACTTTAAGATTGCTTAATACGTCTGCAACTTTCTCATATCTCTTTGCGATATCTAAATCACAGGGATTAAACCGAAACTCCCCGATTTCTTCACCTTTATCCTTTACCTCTACAAGAATGCTGCCTGTATCAACATTTAATGCCAATGTTTTGCTCATTTTATGACCTCCCTTACTCTTAATCATGCGGTTGCTGTGAATGTCTTTGTTTTTGGTGAATAGGTACCTTTGGTCTTATCGCCGATATATGTGACCTCGAACGGAATCTGGTATCCGGAAGTATCACCGCCATAGGATTTCGGAATCACCATGCACTCCTGCATAACGGCCTTATAACCGGAAGTCTCGTCACCATCCCACATATGAACCTCTAAAGCTTTTGTTTTGCAGCCATCATCCTTTGTCAGATTGTCGATGATGTCCTGTAAGTGCTCAAAGAGCGGATCACCGACGTTTGCATAGAACGGATCTGCCTCAGAGGTCGGATTGTATCCGTTATGCTTCATAGTCGTGTTTCCAAGGATGTTCTTCTTAGATTCTGTATCTGGGTTAAGTTCTACATTGTACTCTTCTAAATCCTTACCCAGTCTTACCCAACTTGGTGTTTCACTACCAAAACTGGAATCAAGGAAATGAGCCATATACTTTCTGTCAATCTGACCCTTTACCTCACCCGCAAATTTCTGTAAATTCATATCTAATTTATTCATGCTTTCACTCCTGTCATAAATTCATTTTGTAAGTAAGCTTCAACTGTATCTGATACTTTGCTGCACTGCTTCCGGCCTCTGCCGGATATGAGGTTAATGTAGGAACGATAGATTCCACGGTGCCCTCATTGATCTCAGGGAAATTTCGCAGTGCATTTTGTTCAAAAATCCAAGATACAACTGCATCGTAAAAGCCCAGGTTTGCCAAGTTCTGTTGCACATCAGCACCGTAGGATTCTCTGGATGCAAAAATGTAGTCAAGAGTCTGAATTTTAAGCGGTATTTTTCCCCCTAAAATGTTCTCTTTGCAGTTAATCGCAGACGGCACCGCATAAAGTGCATACTCTGTCGGATTCTCTGCCAGATGATCCACACGAAATCTTGAATTTTTCTGCAAAAAAGGACAGCTCCGAAACCAAGTTCGGAGCTGCTCCATGTTATTTAACTTTTTTAAGTCCGGCAACTCTCTGAGCCTCCTTTACAATATCGTCTTTGTGGTCTGCCTTCATTCGTGCAAACCAGAAGGAACCCGCCAGAGGATTGACATCGGTATTATAGTTAAGCTGCCTGCCTGTCAGCTTTTTGGGCTTTCCCGGTGGTGACCAGAATCGTGTAGGTACACCCGAATTATCATCGAATACTGGAATATTCGGACCCATGACCTCACCATAATAGAGGTAACGGGCATATGGCCCGGGATAGATAACCTCACCACTGCCAATTTCAGTCACACTATATGGACTTTTTGCTAAAGTGCCGGTATCCCATGGTGCGTATTGCAGATCCCAGTCGATAACTGATTTATCAATAGACTGCTGCACCAAACCACCTTTTTCCAGATGAGCTTTCTTTAGTGCTTCATCATCCGTCAGTTTCCGGTCAAGGTCCATTTTAACTTTCAGCTTCAGCATCAGGCGCCCACCACCTTCCAGTGCTTCGCTCTGGCTCTTCTGTCATCAGTTACGCCAAGAATTGTAACGACTTCCGGACAGATCTTTTTCAATTCAGCGGGACGCAAATCTTCATTTACAGCTCCACGTACAATAATGTCACCGTTTTTAAGGGTGAATAGATAGTTAGGATCACCTCCTGCATATGCGATTGGATTTGCATATGCCTTACCAGAAAAATCCGCATCAACCGGTATACGGATTGTAAATTTATTGGCAGCTTTTAACCCACCGTCGCCCTCTACATTCGCGGCAATGTCGCTGTACCAGGACACGCCAGATATAACCGTGTGATGGTAGGTATCCATCCCTGATTCTTCATCCAATCTGGAATTGAATACTGTTATAGTTTCATTGCATAACCTCAATAGCCAGTCACCCCCCGATATAACAGAGGCACACCATTGTCGTCCAGCTCGCCGTAGAGCATGGAATAAATGGTACTGTTCATTGCCGTAGATGCATCAGAAACGCCCATAGCTTTCCCGTAGGATTCAGAATATCCATCTGTACTGAAAGATGTAACAACCGGGTTCTCTGCCTGTGCTTCTGTCCCTACAGCACTTTCCAACTTAATCAACGACATTACGCACAACTTAACGGCTTCGGGTACGGAAGACATCTTCTGTACCCGACAGTCAGTTAACTTGTCAATTCTTTTGCGGCACTTGAACTCCATCACGGTAAAATCCGTTTCAGAGAGCGTGCCGCCATAGGCTTTATACTCTTCGTAAGTGAGATACATACACGCCCTCCCTTCAGGATCAGCCTCTGGAGATGATACGTGCGATCGGAATCATCTTATGAGCAATATACTCAGTGTTAGACCCGTCACCAGAGTTTACAAGCACCCAGTTTGTTCCAGTCTCAAGCTCTGCATTTGTTGGAGACAGAGAAGACATAGACTTTTTGGTAAAGCTAATACCGTAAGGTGCGAAACACTTACGCTGTCTGGAATACAGAGTATCTTCACCACCATTTTTCGCCGGATCACGATCCATTTCATACGGAACCTTAGCACCGCAGTCTGTGTACTCGATAGCTCCATCTCCCAGTACATAAGTGGTGTACTTTGTGTAGCCATCACCCTTACCAGAAGAAGACTCGGCTACCTCCTCAGTTGGCATAGTATCGTCAATGAGGACTGTGCGTCCATTCAGAGTACCAATGGCAAGATCACGCTGCATACCGTTTTCGTCGGTGTATTTCAGATATGCCAGAAGGCGAAGGTTTTCGAGGTTTGTTGCTACTGCAGAATGCATGATAGCAAGAGAGAATTTGCCCTTGTTGTCACCACAGGCTCTCTGCATACCTGTATTGAGAGTAGTGCCGTCCATGCAGCCAAGAGTTCCTTCGCTGTTGGTCTTTCCGGTTACATCATAGCTGTGAGCGTCTACGAACTTCTTACCCTCTTTGTCTGCCATTTTGAAGATACCATTTAAGATGTGAACAATGGTAGCCTGGTCAATTTCGTCCCAGTATGTTGCAATCTGTTCTGCAACAACTTCAAGGAAGTCTTTACCACCAGTGATGTCATAGCTGAAATCGCGCTCAGTCCATCCGTTAGATCTGCCAACTACGACACGGGAGTGACTGAATGTCTTTGTGTTGTGAGATTCAATGTTTGTAGAACCATCATAGTTCTGTGCCTCTGTACCACTGATAAGACCGGTCAGCGGTGTGGTAATGTAGTTGCCGCCTACCTGATCGGACATCGCACTTGCCAGATCCTGTCGTGGACGAATTGCACGGGATTTAATAAGTTCTGTTTTGTTTGGGTTTGGAAGTCCTTCCACATATTTCTGGAATACCTCACCATTGAAGATTTTAGAATCAAAAAATGCCATTATTTATTTCTCCTTTCTTATTTGTCGCCAAAATCAACTACCATATTTGGGTTTTCATTTTTGGCTTTCATCATTTCCATGAGTCCTTTTTTCTGAGATACTTTTGGACCGTTATTTGGAATAACGATTGTCGGTGGTGTAGGTGTCGGATCACCTGCCGGCTTTTCCTCTACCAGTGCCCCCGGATTGTCTGCTGTGTACTTAGTTACGAAATCGTCATAACCTAACAGAGATTCACCATCCACTTTGAAACCTTTTTCATTGGCCTGTCCAATAAAGTCTCTCTTTGCTGCTGGTGATGTGAATTTCAGGGTATTAGCACGCTCACGAACCATAAACTCATACGCCTGTCTTGCGCTCTTTGCTTCCCATTCCTGCTTATCTGCCTCATACTTAGACTGTAAGCCGGTAAGAGCTGTCTGTGCCTCTGTGAGCATACTTGCGTCTGCCTGTGCAGCTGTGAGTTTCTCGTTGAGTCCTGCCAAATCAGTGTCACGCTGAGTAACCTGACCCTGAAGGTCTGCTACCTGCTGCTTCAAGGAATCAACCTTATCATTGAATTTGTCACGACTTACATAGGAACCATCTGCAATGTTCACGACTTTCAATTTATTCTCCTGTACTTTTTCCAGAAGCTGCTCATAGGTTAATGCCCCATCACCAAAAAATTCTTTCAAAAAATCCATCTGTTTCTCCTCCTGTATGTTCGATTTAATTTATATATCCGCAGCCACTCTGCGGTTGACACACCGTCGCATTTAGAACCCTGCAACGCCGGGTAATTTGTACTCAGCTTATTCGCTGTAAATACCATTAGATATCAATTCCTGCCGGAATAGCGATTTTGCCTGATCGTCTGAGAGCCTGTTCCCATAGAACCGTACAGCTTTCAAATCATCATAGATAAAAACAAATCTGTCTGCATCATACCCAGCCGCCAAGCGGCTAACTAAAACCACTTTTCGCATTTACCATGTGCCCCTCCTTAGAATTTGACATAAGAAAAGCCCTCACTTAGAGAGCTGTGTTATTCTTCCGTATGACAAGTGTTGGTTGCTTTCTTGTAAACATCTTCATAGAGTTCCTTTTTATCGCCGTTGTATGTGTACTCGGCGTAAATACCGTCACCAGATACAGTTGTGGACAGTAAAGCCTTATAATTTTGTAATGTTTTGCATGACCAAACAACAAAAACATTACTCAAATCAATTCTCTGCTGTGTGTGGTATAAATCATCGTTTTTGTTATACCACTCAACAAGTTTCTTTTTACACACACTCTGAAAGTGATCCATTCCTGTAATAATCATGTGTTTTGTGCCTCCTACTCTGCCGTGTAATCTTCAATAACAGGAATCCCGTATTCAATAGCACATGTATTTTCAATTTTACATCCTCTTGCTTCCTGCCATCCTTTTGCAAAGTAAGCAATGTCTGCTCCGGATAAAAGTTCCAAAGATTTTCCAAGGAACCATAATGGTTTTGCGCCCACTGGTGCTGACTGGAAAAATGAATCAATAACTTCTACCGGTTCACCTAACTGTTTCTCTGCGCTTTTGATTGCTTTTTCTCTAACCGCAAGAATTTCCTCGTCTGTTTTGTCTTTCATTGGCTGACTTATAAATAATTTCTTCATTTTTGCTTACTCCTCTCGTATCGTTCCCTTTTCAGTAACTCACCTTTTATATCATAATTGGCAAACTCTAGTGTTGTATCTATTCTTGCCGAAACTCTAAAACCATCCGGTTCGCAATCAATGCTAAAATACGTGCAATTTTCCCCAAAATCTTCGCCATTTATGCGAAAAATCTTCTTTTCTGTATCAACTTCGATGGTTTTAAGCTCATGTGGTACAAATACCTTACCCATTCCCTAGACCTCCTTATTTCACTTTTACGGCTCTGAAGCCTTCAACTACCATACGGTCTTTCTTTGATGCAATACCAGATTCTTTCACAACCTGTGCATATTTCGCACCAAGAGCATTTATTTTTACCTGGCACTGCTGCCTGAGAACTTCGTCCCCTGCTTGCCTTGCCATGTTTGCGGTATCTTTCTGCCGCCGTACCTCTGTTTCTATCTGTCTCATAAGCTGTGAAGCCTGATAGATGGTGTAATGCTTTCCATCAATCTCACAGCCCTTCTGATTATCTGCCGCCCATTGTGCCAGCTGTTCATCCGTATACCGGCGAACAGAATGCTGTGTTGAGAAGCTCATTGCGATATGCATACAGTTCCACTCGCCAATAGGCCGCTTAAATGGCTGATACATATGACCGTCCACATCACGAAATGGTAAGCCTTTCTGCATACTCTCAAAATCAGCTTTCAGGAATACTCTGCCCTGTACTGGCTCATGATCCGGTGCGCTTCTTGCATGAGCGGATATCTCATAAGCATCGAATCCAAGCATCTCCCCCATAAGAATTGAACCGTTCTGAGCTATCTGATTCGCACCGTCTATGATGTTCTGGCGAACTGCAGTATCCAGTCGGCGGTGATACCCGCTTTCATAGTGTACCTGCATCCCGTTGTATCCCAGGCTTCGCACAATCTCCCGTGTAGCACTCTTATAGTCCCCCAGTCCTGAGGACACTGCCAGTACTGCCTTATCGACTGCCTCCATATATGTCTTAGATAACGCTGTCGTATTGGACAGATTCTGGATAGTACCTGCAGTCTGCATACTGACCGACTGAACATACTGATTTAATCGGCCCTGTTGTGCAGCAGTAAGGGGTGTTTGATTAAGCACCTGAGAGAATGCCGGATCTGTGTAAACATCGTTCATTGCATTATTGTAGATTTTAAAAATATCGGCGGTCCCCATGTTGACCGCATCTGCCAGCTGTTTGTTGATGGCGATCATATCTGCATTCATACTCGCCATAATCATGAGCCGGTTTATGTTGGTCTGGCTCAAACCGCCGATTTTCTTTATCTGATCTGCAATTTTGAATACAAAAAAACGGTTCACATCCTCGAACCGTTTTAACAATATGTTTAGGGCCTTATTTAGTTTGGCTTGATTCAGCATACATCACGCCTCCTTATTCAGGCGCTGGCGGTGGTGAATTAGCCTGTCCGATATCCGGAAGCATAGACATCATACTCTCTGCCTGCTCCTGTCGTACCTCTTCAATAGCAGCCTGGGCCTGTGCTTTTGTTTCACCATAGTACCACATACGATATTCTACTTTGCTGACGATACCAGCGTTTAATAACATCAGCATCTCCTGATTCTGCTGATCTCTATCTGTCAGTATCGAATCATCCCAGTCAAATGACACGTCATAGTCCCCCTCAGGGGCTAAACCATAGACAGTGGCGTATTTATCCATTGCCCTGATAACGTTCCTTAAACAGGCTTCCAGAGCCTTCTGATTGTCTGCTATAGTAGCGTAAGACCGTTGCTTATTGATCTTTAGCTCTGTAGCCGTCCGCTCTGTGTCATTGACATCTGCAATAGTGCCTCTGGAAAGTCCGCACAGATCCTCAACTCGGTAAAGAATCTGATTCAGCCCATTAACAAGGTTTGCATCACGGATATTCGGTGAAAAGACTTCATACAGGTCTCGGTCACCTTTATCAATATCAATCTGTCGGAACAGACGTTCATTCAATTTCGGTGTTTCCATCAGCCCGTCTGCGTTTCTTCGCGGACGTAATGCTGTCGGGTCAACATCTACTGCCAATTCTGAACCTTCAAACTCCCAAAGCAGACGTGACCACTGCTGATCCGCTTCTTCGATAACATCTTCAGCTTTACAGAACACCGAAGCCCCCATAGGACTGTCTACATCCACATTGTTTGCCGCTGCTACTTTATACCAACCAAACAGCACACCATCTGTATCTGTGACGGTCGCTTCCGGTGCAAGTGAAGCCCAACGCTCAACCATCGTCAGCGGGATTTCCCTGCCAATGCTTTCCGGTACAGTTGACATAAAAGCTCTGTGCGTGATCTTCACATTGGAACCATCAACCGTATGACGTTCCAAGCGTGTATAAGTGGTTTTCCCCTCAGTAAATACATCTGGGATAACTACATCACACAAGTTCCCATCGTCGTCGAAAGCGATAGGATAAACCGACCAATCCATTGTCCAGTCAAAGTATAAATGCCCATCCTGTACATTTGGATAAGGCTTGATTATCATGCCGCCTGCTGCGCATCCCTGTTCCAGCTTCTGCCGCAAGATGTCAACACACTTTTCAAATTCTGCTTTCAGATACTCTGCTCTGGGGTTCATGATGTCTTTTCCGTCTTCGCCCCTGATCTCGCCGTTTTTGTTTTTGCCGGTGATGCTCCACTTCATCTCAAGTGTTACCTGTCTTGCAATCTCTGAACTGACCAATGCCGGAAGATTTAAGGATTTTACTTTCCCCGGCTCCAGCCATGGGGCTTCGTTACGATACAGCCGATACCAACGATCCAATGCATTCGTCATATCTGTGGATAGAGAGGTCTGAATATCTTCGACCTGCTCAATACTTTTATATGGTATCAATTTCCTGACCACCCTTCCAATCTGTGTTATAAAATTCTTAAACAGGCTCGTATTCTCACCTCCTGTTACGTTTTCCTCACGCGCGTATAGACGTGTTCGCATTAGGGAGAATAGGGAGTACTATAATCCCCTAATCTCTCTATTGTATAAGTCTATTAGAAAATAATGTTACAATGTTACAACTGCTCATAGGCCCAGTATTTACAAGGATTTAAGGCGTAACAAAAAATGTAACATTAGTGTTACTTTGTTTACATGAAATGTAACATTGTAACATTTAAAAGTGCTAATGTTACGCGATTGTTACGCTTTTTGTTACATTTTATGTAAACTAAAAAGGAAACTACTAAAATGGTAGTTTCCTTTCTCATTATTCATTATTATGTCGTTCCTGCTTTTCTGTATAATCATTACATTCTCTGGCAAACTGTTCCACCTGATATTCAGATAATGTAGACTTGTCTGTCACTGGATGATCCTCAGCTTCAACTACTTCTGTTGTCTCACTGGATTCCATTTTCAATGACTTCATACACCATTCAACAAACTGAAACCCTTTTTCCGTAGCCCATCGTATTGCTAAGAATCCAATGAGCACCGCAACCGCAATCACAGATGTACCAATTCCAAAGAATAGAATACAGCAGATACATAATAGCAGTATCAGTATAATGCTTACATACTTTTGGTTTTTATCCCTTCTCAATACGCCGCCCTCCTTTGTATAGGTGATATCTGCATCATATCACAAAGGCGGATCAGCGTAAACTGCTTACTGACCTTTTCTCTTGTATACACGTTCCATCGCATATCGAATACAGTCAATACTGTGATTGTTTGCATCTGGGAAGCTACTCATTACCTCATCATCTGGGGTACGCTCATATTCATACTCAGAGAACTCCTGAGCTGTATTCGGGCACCGTACCGGGTCAATGACAATGCTTTTCAACGACTGTAGCCATTTCATACCGTACCTCACACTGTCAGGGCCTTTTATGGCTGGACGACAGAGAGAACCATAGTCCCTATAATCGCCAATAGATTTAGGTTCTGCACTATCCGCGGTAATCAGGTCTGCACCAGTAACGCCTTTTGTCATTACAAGAGTATTCCAGGTTTCCGCATTACTCATCTTATTCGCTCGGAACTCATTAAAGATATACAGAATCTTTCTGGCACTGTCGTAATGCATCTTTCCCCAGTGGAACGGGTCAGGATACCATCCCCAGTCAATTCCCATGTAGATTCTGTCAAATGCAGAGATTTCTGCATCTGTAATCTCACGAATATTAAGGTTATCAAATACTTCGCCGCCGGTACCGACTGCGTTGCCTAAGTATTCATGCTCATAAGCTCTCGGATTCGTTTCTTTAAGGTCTTCTGCATCATTGAAGAACTGTTCTCCTAACCAGTCTGGCGGTACATCCAAATAACAGGATTTATGTCTGTATGAGCCTCTGTGCGGCTTCATGACATATTTATTCGCCCAGTTTGCTTTACTGATAGGCGGGTTGAAGCTCTTGAATACTACAAACTTTGGACCACCTCGAAGAACTGACTGCTGTACGCTTCGGATTTCTTCTTCGCCCGCAAACTCGTCAAGTTCCTCGAACCACAAATACTTGATATACCCTTTTGCCACTTTGACAGATTTCATTTTCTTGGCTTTATCCAAACCCCTGAATAAAATAACCTGCCCTGTAGGTATGTATGTAAGACGATAAGGACTTGTACAGCCCTTCCACTGGTCTTCTACGCCCAGTGCATTAATGCTCCACCATATCTGCTCATACACACTGGTTCCAATGGTATTTCCGACCTTACGGAAAATAACTGCATTCGCTGCCGGATCTTCCATGATTCCAAGTACAATCTCTGTCCCGATAAATGAAGACTTTGTTGAGCCTCGACCGCCGAACAAATCATAATACGTGTGTAGCCCATCCGCAATATCCCAGTGTACGGGGTAGAACGCCGGGGCTATAACAGCGGATAGCCTGGTACCGTCAACTACTGCTGCCATCCGAACTCTCGCCGTCTGGAACTGCTTTTACCGGCACGGTTCTCGGGATGTCGTTGATAATAGTAACAGATGGTGCTTTCTCTGCATCGTCTTTATTTCCGTCTCGCCAACGGAAATTGTTTTGTAGACTGAATTTTGCCCCGTTTGCACCGTCTTTATCAAACAATCTTTCTTCTGTCTTTTCTTCCAGATACAGCATTGCATTTTTGATGATTCCCTCAAACTGCTTTTTCCCTTTATAGTCAAACAAGCTCTTCCGGGATCCGAAGCCTAAGGCTCTCGCCAGTCCTGCGGATGTCGGCTGTTTTCGATTAACAAAAATCGGCTGCTGGAACCGGTCAAGAACCGGATCGCCGTCTGCGTTCCTTAACAACTTGCCCTCGCACATTTCAAAGTACTCATCAATTTTTGCTTTCAGTTCCTCTGGATCTGTATATTTAGGTGGGCGACCGCCCGGATTCTTTTTCTGTGCTGCCATGCGGCGCACCTCCTCTCATTTCTATTTAGTGGCCTTTCAGGCCATTACCAGAAGTAAAAACATTGTTTCCACCTCTGCCTCCCATACTCTTTTCCTTCACCTATTTGCTCGAACCAAAAAACCATGCATTAAAATTGTTTATCCTGCGTTTTCTGGCTCTATTGTAAGTAGTAGTGGTACGGTTCGGATCATGCATAGCACTTGTATCACCATTTTGAACGCTCTGTGAAAATTCATGCATCTTGTTTTGCATCGCATTGCTCATGTTAATCAATTTACGGTGTTCAATAGCTAATTTCTGGTTTTTAAATACAGCATCCGTGCTTCCCAACTTTGCGATTTCACGCTTGTTTTCATTGGTTCTGTCAATGATGTAGTTTCGCACTTTGATAGCTTCTTCTTTGGTTTGTATGTTATTGATAAAAGCAATGTTCTCTTTTGCAATAGCCCTTTCCATTTTAGGATCCCTCTTGACCTTTCCAGAGCTTTTAAGTGCATCACTTTTCTTTGAAGAATTGTAATACCACTTCGCTACTTTTTCACTTACAGGCTTATCGTTAACGCTAATCCCGCTACTACTGCCACGTCCGCCCATACTGTGCCTCCATCTTTACAATAAAATACCCTCTGCCTGATTTCTCGGGAGAGGGTAAACAAAATCATGTTTATTTCTTCTTTGTGGCAGTTTTCTTCGCTGCCGGTTTCTTTGTAGCAGATTTCTTAGTTGTTGTCTTTTTTACAGTCTTTCCAAAATCTTTATACTTAGGATCATCACTCATAGGCTTAATCCCTGTAGCCTTTTCAGCTGCTCTTGCATACGCATCATTGATTCTCGCTTCTGCTGCTTCGTCAATTCTCTTTTTTGTTGCCATGGTTCTATGCCTCCTGATTATTAATATTTCTTACTTACTACAAATGCGTCATTAGTAATGCCATAGAGGTATCCACCTCCAACATCAATAACATTGTAGCCCAGTTTCAATGCGTACTGTGCTTCGCCCTTGTTAGATGCAAATGTACGCCCAGATCCACCGCCCCCGGTTCGTCTCAATGAGTTCTGAAGTTTACTGCTTACCTGCGACATTTTGGATACCAAGTCATTGTAACTGATAACTCGTGCATTCGGTGACAACGCCATTTTGGTTACTGTACCGTCACCAGAATAAGCTTTTGCCGTTCCCGAATCTGGGGAAAAGTAGTATCCATCACCATACCGCCCATTTCCAACATGGTTGTGAGTTGTATTGACAAATCTATCTGCCGCGCCTTTATTACTCCATCCTCGGTACATTACCTGCTGCCCTGTCTGCTGGACATATGCATCAAAGTCTGAATCCGACAGAACTGTAGCCCCTTTTCCGATTCCCAGTCGTAACAGCAATTTATTCAGTGGGATGTCATGATAAACATACCCATCTGCGTATGCTGGATCATTCAAATCAATTTTATTGTCGGTACCTGCTAAGAAGTTGGCAGTTTTGTCGTCCTCTTTCTGCTGGTACTGAAGTAATGCCGGGTTATTTCCATCAGTGTAATCGCCCTGATGCATCCATTGTGGACCATTTATAGTCTGATTGTTATTTATCTGCTGTATAAGCCCTTTTAGTGATCCAGCGCGTCCGTTAGGACTTCCACCGGCGGATAAACCACTGGAGCCGCCTCTACCACCCATTTTTCTACCCCCATTATATCAAATACTCTTTATTTTACAAGACAATAAAAGAGAGCCTTTCAGCTCTCTTCTAATCAACCCTTAATACAGGTTTTGTTCTGTTCTTTTTATTGTTCTGTGGCTGTTTTGTAGTCTTACCCTTTTTAGGCTTGACCGGATTTTTATTCGTTGCCATAGTTCTATGCTCCTATCTCAATACCGGTTCCGTTGACTGTAGTTCTTCAAGATACTTCTCGTATTCAGCTTTCATACTGTCCGGTGCATCTGCTTTCAGTCCAACCACATCACCTGTATCCTCGTCCTCAATCACCCAGTTACTCATCAGTTCAAGTCTTGCCAGAACTTCTTTTGTCTCCATTTCCATTTATCCCAGCTCCTTTTTCAAAAGATTCCATACTGCTTTAGATAATGGTTTCGCATTGCTACGGTTTGAATAGTAATCAGATACACACTCTGCCAGGCATTCAGACCTGTTTCTTGCAGCGTACCCCGATACTTCCCGGATAATGTCATTAACCTTCCTGCCCTTGCCGCCCGGCGTAGCTTTCACATCCTTACACGCCTGACTTACAATCCGTTTCGCTTCTGTAGATGCATTCCACATAGCACCTCCAAACTGTCCTTTTCCGGAAGCTATCGCCTTTCGGATTAACGCACGTTCCAACAAGTGTCCCGCCTCATGCGACACTACCGCGTCCACTGGGTTAGATCCTGCGGGATGGAATCCAGTTTTCACAGAATGTTTAAATGACCGATTAAAGTCAGGGAATGATTTAAAATAGTTACCCAGTCTCAGCTCACCATCGTATGACGCACACGCATAGGACCCCTTAGGCGCGCCATGTGCCTGTATCTTTTTGATTGAATCAACGGCCTGCGGAAATTCCTTAGCCAGATCATCAACTGTCGAAGCAACGTGCTGTGTGGTCTTAAATTCAAGGTTTTGCAATGATTTACCCATTGTAATATTGTGAGTATTCTTCATGTAGTCTGACAGGGTTTTAAAGTCCTGCGCATCCTGCGGACTCAGCACGTTATTACCGAACTGCGGCGTTGCTGCTGTGCTTCCCGTAAAACCACTAGAGCCGCCTCTACCTCCCATTATTGTAACACCTCACTTCTCTTCGGTCAAAGACTGTCTTCGGAACTTCTCTTGGAAGGCTCGTACAGGTATGATGTTGCCCTCGCACCATTCTGGGATGTTCCCATACATGATGATTTCTTTCGGTCTTAGCCGTCTTAGCATTTCCTCATATCCGGCTTTAAAAAGGCGCCCTGCCTCTTTGTTGACCTGCGTTCCCACACTGGACACTGCTACAGTGCTGCCAATTGGTTCTCCGTCGAAACACCACTCGAAGCTGTCTTCGTCGCTCCAGCATATTGTAGGTATCACACGGATACCGTGCATCTGCCAGTAAGCGCCTAACCAGTGCTTCCGGTAATGGTTGTATATCTGGATCACACGTGGGAAGTCCGTATACAGTGAAAAATCAGGTGTGCATACTGCCTGGAATTTCCGAAGCATATTCAGGTACACATCTGGCTGCGACCACACGCGGATAAACTGGTAATCATCCAAAAAGAAGTGAACACCATGTATTTCAGGTTCCTCACACCCTTTTGCATAATTAAAGCCTATCCAGTTGTCAGCCTTGTAATCTGTTGCCTGTATAACCGGAATCCCATACTGCCCCGTACCATCAAATATGGCCTTATTTAAGTTCTCATAGTTTCTTTGTGTTTTATACATTTTCTGCCTCCATACTTTTGTATTAAAAAAGCCACCCCAGTTTCACGGACAAAACTGAGACAGCTTTTTTGCGGATTATGATAACACTGAGCAAAAAGAATCGAGACTGAAAAGTCACGAACATAGGAGGCCAATGCTTTTAAAATAATCCACCTTAAACATTACCATACACAGGCGGGACATAAAAGGGACATTCGGGGACAACTTACAATTTTTACATCATACACACATCACAGAAGCACGATCTATTCGTGATCCAGATATCTGTAGCACCGTTTCTTCACCCCGTCTGTGGTATTTCCACCGCCCAGACTTGCGGCCACTTGGCGCCACGGTAAGCCATTGGCAAACCGCAATTCAAATACGGATCTGGTAAGGCTGTCAGGAATAGTGGCTATGTACCTCTCTAATCTCTGTCTTTCATGAATGCACTGAATCTGTTTGGCTGCTATGATTGCTTTCAGATCCGTAATTTCTGCCGCCAGTTCTTCCACTTTGCTGTTATTGCTATGCGATCCTGTCGGCATATCCGATATCACTGGAGAGCCTGGAACAGCTGACCATTCCAGTTCTGCCAAGTGCCTCTGATATGCTTCAATCTCTCTGTTTAAATGGTACAGCTGTGATAATTCTTTTACTGTCATATTTTTCTCTCCTCTTTTATCCGTGCAATGCGGACCTTTAGCGCATTAAGCAAGCTTTCCTGTATGTTCTCTTTTCCCTCTAATGACCGGATCACGTCCTCATCTGTACAGTTCTGCGCAATGAGCCGGTGAATGATAACCGGATACTGCTGCCCCTGTCTGTGAAGTCGCTTATTTGCCTGTTGATACTCCTCCAGATTCCAGGTAAGCCCAAACCAGATTATGTGATGCCCGCCATCCTGAAGATTAAGACCATACCCACAACTGCTCGGCTGGGCTAACAGCACGTCTATTTTGCCCTCATTCCAATCATTTTCCTCTTGTGCATCCTGATATACTCTGACACACAAACCGGACTTAGATAATGCCTGTAGGATTCTGTCGCGATCATGCTTGAAGTGATAGTAAATAATCGTGTGCTGTCCGTGTAACTGTTCAATTGTTTCCAACAGCGCCTCGATCTTGCAGTTATGTACCGGAACCACTTCACCATCCTCATCATATACAGCACCATTACAGAGCTGTAACAGCTTCCCTGTCAGTGAGGCAGCAGTGTTTGCTGTTATGAGGTCTTCTTCGTCCAATTCCAACAGCATGTCCCTCTCCAACTGTAAATAAGCGTCTCTTGCCTTTTTATCCAGCTGTACAGGAATATCATCATAGATGCACTCTGGAAGCTCTAAATAGTCTTCTGCTTTCATGCTGATGCAAATGTCTGAAATGTTCCTGTATATTTCTTCATCTGCCCCATCTTTTAGAGCATAGGAGAAAATGGTTGTACGGTTTCTCTTATCTGGTACAAAGAATATTTCGCGGTATACGGATATTGTTCTTCCCAAACGTCTCCCTCCGTCCAGCAAGTATATCTGCGCCCAGAGGTCTATCAGCCCCTTCGGGCTTGGTGTACCGGTTAACTCAATCAGGCGGTTAATTCGAGGTCTGATTGCTTTCAATGCCTTGAATCGCTGTGACTGATGATTCTTGAAGGAACTGCTCTCATCCAGTACGACAACATCAAATGGCCAGTCGTGCTGATACAGATCAACCAGCCATTTTGTGTTTTCACGATTGATAATATAAATGTCTGCCGGTTCTTCTAATGCTGCCATGCGCTTTTTCTCTGGCCCAAGTACCACGGATATTCTGAGAGCCTTTAAGTGCTCCCACTTATCCCTCTCTTTTGTCCAGGTGCTTTCAGCTACTTTCTTCGGTGCAATAATCAGCACTTTCCGGATGCAGAACCGGTAGTATTTTAATTCGTGTAGCGCTGTCAGGGTAATGACCGTTTTACCAAGTCCCATGTCCAGAAAGGCACCGATGTATGGTGTGTCAATCATTCTCTGAATACTATATGCCTGATAACTGTGCGGCTTAAATTCTTTTGGCATTCCTTATAACCTCCCTGCACTTGTGGGTGATCTCCAGAATCTGCTCGTCCGTATTGACCGATGAGAACACGGTAAACCCCATATTTCGGAGAATGCTCTGCACGTACTCCTGCCTCACCCGTTCTGTCTTGCCTGGTGCTTTCAGCTCTGCAAAGAGTACGGTGCCACCGGGCAGCAGAATAATTCTGTCCGGGACTCCGACGAATCCGGGACTTACAAATTTAAGGCACCGCGCTCCTGTCGCCTCTACTGCTTTTCTGAATTTGTTTTCGATTGTACTCTCTCTCACTGTTTTAGCCTCCTTGGATATGTTCTTCACCATCATTGTTCTAACCTCTCTCTCTCAAATCTAACTTCGCGGGCGCGCGTAGCCGAGATTAGATACGCTTGCCTTTTTCTATAAGCCACATCTGTTACTTAGCCTCATTTAATGCTCAGGCTGATAGCTGAATTAGCTTTTCACCTAAAATGTATCAAACTTCTCGCGCGCGTATAGACCTGTACGAATTAGGGAGAATAGGGAGTACTATATCCCCCTAATCCCTCTATTGTATAAGTCTATTAGAAATATATGTTACAATGTTACAAATGCTTATAAAGCCTGTATTTGCAAGGGTTTCAGGCGTAACATTTTTTGTTACACTAACGTTACAATGTTACACTCGTTTGTAACATTGTAACGTTTAAAAATGCTAATGTTACGCGATTGTTACGCTTTTTGTTACATTTTATGTCAACCTGGTATAAACCCTCTCTGCACACTGTACGGGCCACAACGCATAGAACTTTTTGACCGCTTCCAGTGTGGGATATTCGCAAGGATTGCATTAATTTCTCTCACATCCTGCGGCTTCATATCTTTTTGGTTCCCAAAAAACAACTCGCACCAAACTTCTAAAGCGCAAATGCGGTCACGATTTACAAGATTGTAATCGCCTGTCGCATTGTTCGCCCAGAAGTCACGGCGGCGGTCAAGCGGCCATTTTGACCAGTCATCCGGAACCTGTCTCTCCACAAATTCATGTATAAGACCCTCGCGTGGGGATGCTTCTCTGTGGGATTCCTGTCTGTTCTGTGCTTCTTTTTCAACCTCTCCTGTGAGATAGAGCTGCTCTCCCATCATCCAACGCATTTTAGCTTCAGCCCATATCTGATCTACCGTATCAGGTGTGAGGTTCTGCCATACGTTTTTTGTGTGGGGCTGTTCTCCTACATCCACAGGCCAGAAACGTCTGTTTCCGGTGGTATCCTGTAAGAAATCCATCTGGTTGCATGTTCCGAAGAACACACAGCACCTCGGAAGCTCTTTTACATTCCTACCATAAGCGGCACGGTACCGGTCGGCCCTCAGGGAAAGAAACTGTTTGATTCGTGCAACGTCTGTTCGTCTGAAAGCATCCAATTCGGCAACTTCCACCAGCCACACGCCCTGTAACAGCTCTGAGGCTTCTTTGCCCTCGAATGTTCGGATACTGTCATTGAACCAACCGCGGCTCATTTTATCTAAAATTGTGGACTTGCCAAGCCCCTGTGCTCCACAGAGAATCAACATACAATCGTATTTACATCCGGGATCCATGGCTCTCGCGACTGCTGCTGTAAAAGCTTTTCTGCACACGGCTCTGGTGTACCCTACCGGATCATCTTCAGCCCCCAGATAATCAATGAATAATGTATCCA